ATAAAAAAAAAAGTTTATATTATATCAAACGCGATTTAGAAACTTATGATAAAATAGGGTTTAAATTAGTTAGAGGAGCTTATTATAATAGAAAGGATACAGAACTATTTGAACATAAAACAGATACTGATATTAATTATAATGATGCTGTTAAATATCTTATTTCTAATACAAATAATAAAATTTGCATAGCTACACATAATAAAGATTCAATTGACTATGCTTTATCATTTAAAAAAGACTATAATGTATCTTATGCACAATTATTAGGTATGGGTGATAGTTCAACAGAATATTTATTAAGTAAGAATAAAACAGTATTTAAGTATGTTCCATATGGAAATGTTTTTGATATTTATCCATATTTTTTAAGAAGACTATATGAAAATATAGATATGATAAAGTATATGAAATAAATATATAAAAAGTTATTAATATAAAATAATAAATGTATTTTGAGAATGAGATAGGTTATTTAAAGCTTTTAAAAGAAACTCTTAAAGAAGGTGAAATTAAATATACACGAAATGGAGTTGTATATTCTAAGTTTGGTTGTATGATTAAATTTAACAATATAAATAATTTTCCTTTGCTAACAACTAAAAAGATGTTTTTAAGAGGTATTGTGGAAGAACTCTTATGGTTTCTGAGAGGTTCTACAGATGCCAATGAACTCAAAGATAAAAAAATTAATATATGGACAGGTAATTCTACACGTGAATATCTAGATAGCATAGGGTTAACCGAATATAAAGAAGGTGAATTGGGTCCTGTTTATGGTTGGCAATGGCGTAAATTTGGTGAAGATTACTGCAATCCTAATAAAAAAGGCAAAGATCAAATTAGATATGTATTAGATGAATTACTAAAACCAAATAATAGTCGTCGCGTAGTATTGTCAGGATGGAATCCAGTTGATCTCAGTAAAATGGCATTGCCACCTTGCCATATCCTATATATTTTTAATAAAACAAATAAAGGGCTATCATGTCATATGACACTGCGTAGCTCTGATTTATTCTTAGGATTACCATTTAATATCGCTAGTACTGCTTTATTGACACAAATACTTGCAACTGTTCTACATATTGATATTTCTGAAATATGTTTATCTATTTGCGATGCTCATATTTATCAAGAACATGTACAACAAATAGATAAACAAGTTTTACAAGAACCATATGAACTACCACAACTAATTATCAAGAAGTTTCCTCCTCCAATTGAAAGTTGTATTGACGAAAAAATAAATTGGATTGAAAATTTAAAATATGAGGATTTTGAATTAAAAAATTATCTATCATACCCAGCTCTACCTGCTATTATGAAATAGCAATCGGATGCCATTTTTTAAACTTTTCATTATAAGTACAAACAAATCCAATAACAGTCATAGCGTTTTTATCCTTGAAAGCTGTTCGTAATAGCTTACTATCTTTCATTGTCTGCACAAGAGCAATACCTAGAATATTTTTAATATCATCTTTTTCATAAACATTATAGATATCTGGTTCATTAGTTTTGGTCAAATATAATACTTTGTCATTTTCACCAAGATTAATATCGCATTTTGGTTGAATAACAATTAATTCTTTATTAACATTATTTTCAATCGTTTTAAATTCTGTAATATCCTTTGTTTTTCTAACAACTTCAATAATATTTGTATCATCAAAGTTATATAACTTGGGTTTATATTTTAAATCATAAGGACATATATATATACCACGACATGTATAATTAAGTTCTTTTGCGAGATTCTGGATTTCTTCAATAGATTCCTTATATAAATTGTAATAGGTCTTAACTTTATAGTTACATACATCAATTGTTTTATCAGGTGTATATTGAGTATCTAACATATTATAAATAATGTTTAGTCTTTGAGGTAATGTTTTATTTTTTAAATGAATTCCTTCATAACATACTATATCATTTATTAGAAAAGTCCATGTTTCATCTTTACATTTAACCATTTCCCCATCAAGCAAAGTATTTTTAAATAGCATTTTGTCAAATAATCCACGTCCAAATATAATACGAGGGCGTTGATAACCTGGATGTATCTTTTTATCTATATAATACATAATTTCAATGTCATTATATTGTGTAAAATAAAGATAGTATCTATTTCCATTTGATCTTAAATTTAGCATATGATTTGATAATATATAATTTACATTATTACTATCTAAATTATGATGATGTCTTTGCAATATCTTTACATTATATTTATTATATAAATCTGATAATATAATATCTTTATGGTCGTTACTTTTAATATTGAAAGCAATTCTGTTTGAAAAACTAATAATACCTTGCATTAATTAAATAGACGATTATTGTAATATATATCTATCATTTTTTTAAATAAAAAACAATATAACGTTGAAATATATTTATATTAACAAATAAAGAAAAATTAATTCTTTTTAAATATAAACATAATAATATCTTATGATAGAAAATTATTTAAACATTTTTTGTATATTATTAAATATTATTTAAATAATATAAATGACATATAATATTTATAAATACGAACATGAATTACCTGAAAATACAATTGCTATTGACGGAATAGTATATTCTTTGGATGGATGGCAACATCCAGGTGGTAATCAGATAAAAATATTTGGTGGAAATGATGTTTCTGTACAATATAGAATGATACATGCGTTTCATAGCTATGAAAGTAAAAAAGTAATGCCTATTGTTGGTAAATTACTTAATTATAATAAGGATTATAAATTTGATTCTGATTTTGAAAAAGATTTGAAAGAAGAAGTTAAAAAAATAGTATTACCTCACAAAATGTATGCGACAGCTGGATTTAGATATAGGGTCCTATTATATTGTTTGAATTATGTTGTATTAATGTGTTATTATGTAATATATGGAGCTAACTTTAAATTATGTACATTACTTGGTATTGCCGAGGCATTAATTGGATTAAATGTACAACATGACGCTAACCACGGTGCTATATCTAAAAAACCTTATTGGAATGATATATTGGGTTATGGTGCTGATTTAATTGGAGGTAGTAAATATTTATGGTTACAACAACATTGGACACATCATGCATTTACTAATGATAATATTAGAGACCCTGATGCAAAAAGCATAGAACCATTCTTAATATTTCATAATTATAATGACGACTCACCTAATCGCAAATATATCACCAAATATCAATACTTATATATGATACCTTTATTTTCATTATATTGGTTATCTTCAATATTTTCTTGCGAAGTCTTTTTAGGTTTACAAAATTCTGTTAATAAATATTCTGAAATTAATTTTAAAAATAGCTATATTCAAAGTAAAATAGCTATATCAATAATGCTAAGATTTATATATTTATATTTAAAATGTTTTTCACAATTTCATCATTATGACATTACAACTGCTATAATATATATTATATATTCTTCATTAGTTTCTTCAATTACATTAGCTATACCTTTTTCTGTATCACATAATTTTATAGATTCTGAAAGATTTCCTAGTAAAAATGATTGGTACAAAACACAAGTTGAAACATCTTGTACTTATGGTGGAAAATATATAGGTTATCTATGTGGTGGTCTTAATTATCAAATAGAACATCATTTATTTCCAAGAATGTCTAGTGCATGGTATCCATATATTCAAGAAAGTGTTATGACCGTTTGTAAAAAACATAATGTTAAATATACATATTATCCAACATTCCTAGATAATTTTAAATCTACTATAAAATATGTTATTAGTGTTTCTAATAAAGAAAAGAGTACATAATTATAAAAAAAGTATAAAAAATATAAAAGTTATAAAATATAGAGAATTATATAATTATGTACTCATTTTATTGAAATTATCATTCTTCTCCGATTGTTTCATACTTATCTTTTGCTATATTCTTAACAACAGTATTAATAGAAGTTGCCATAGTATATAATAGTTATAATATATATAAATCAAATTTTTATAAAAATAGGAGAAAATAACCCTATTTCATAATATTAACTAATACATTTTTTTTGACCCCTTTTTTCTATACATTTCATTTTCCATCCATTTATTCCTCTTCTTCTCTGTCATTTGCAGAGCATTATTACTATTCGTACGATTAAGACCAATATACACACATACACTCACAACCATACCAACACAAACAACTACGGCTTCTGCCATTTTCTATTTAGAATTGTTGAATACAAGTTTATTAGTAAATTAATCATTTTTTATTTTTTATTACCAATATTCTTCAACCCACATCATATTGTAAGATAGTCTTATTCGTTCTTTAAGAGTTAGTTCAGGAAATTCGTTTAATAGATTATTTTCAATATTTTTTCTTTTCTTTTTTTTTTCCTCTAATATATCATTTTCAATAAGTATTCTTCTTCTATCGCTTTCTTTTATTTCTTTAAAAATGTTCATCGCCCACGTTTGCCTTAGCGTCCACACTTGCTCCTCATGAACATTTTTCGTATAGCTTAAATGAGCGATACCCAATGATGTTAGTCCTACTGAACTCATTTCAAGTGCGATTTCTACCATTTCTATTTAGAAAGGTTGAATACAAGTTTATTAATAATTTAATCATTTTTTTTAAAAAAGAGTACATAATTATAAAATAAGTATAAAAAATATAAAGTGTATGAAAATCTTATAAAATATTAATTATGTACTCAAAATATAAAAATAAAACAGAAATATAATCTACATTATCATTATAATTAACCTCTTACCACCTCACTCACTCCCTCATTTATACTTGAATTACCTTTTAATAAGAGCGATGGACACTCCCAAACACACGTCCCTAAATGTTTGTTATTCTACAATCACCTTCATAAGCCTTTCGTATTCTATTAAATTTAATTCGATAATTTCATAAAGCCCATTAATCTCATATTCAAATATCCAATTTCTATAACCATTAATTGAATCAGATGGTGTAAACCCTAAACCATCACATTTAATATAATATTCATCAAGATCATAGCGATATTGCTGTCTCGCCTCAAAAACCTCCACATCATTTTCATTATATTCATATTCTTCTTCTTTAACAAAGTCGTCTAATAATTCTTTATATTTATACAATTCCAATACCATATCAGTATCATTTATTATCATTTCTTTATTTTCATCTAATATAATTTCAAACTTAAATGTTCTCAATTTTGTAAAATCTCCATAATCATCTTTAAACAAATAATATACGTTTTTTTGCGTTTCCGATCCATATCGGGGCATATTTTCTTATCTTTTTTTCCCTTTTGCGGTTTGTAAGCTCGGTTTTGTAAGCTCGGTTTTGAGCTAAATGGTTCACTAACAGTTTTGTGGACAATAATTTGTTTAAATAAATTATATCAATTTTTAAAATTTTCGGGACAAAATTATTCCAGAAAAAAATATATAATTAAGAAAATATCATTCTGTCAGACAATTTGAAAGACTTGTGGTTATCATTTAATACACATAAAGGTACATTGGCTAATGGTAAATCACCTTTGTTGGGTTTTAAAGAATAATTATAAATTTGGTTATAATCAAGATTTGGATTAGTATTCTCTGCTAAATCTGTTGTATATATTTTTTCTAAATCAGGAGAAAATACGCGTTGCTCTGTTGTTTTAATTGTATCCTGTGTTATTATTTCTTTATTAAAATTGGTATTATCAATTTCTTTATTAGAACTATACATATTAAATGTATTTTTGTTTATAATTTCAATATCATTTTTATTTGGCATTGTGGGAATATCTTGATCATATAAATTAATTAATTTAGGAGGGCATCTTATTTTAATATCTCCCATATCTTGTTTTTTTGAAGGTTCTGGTTGAAGCTCTTTATATTCAACAGGCTCTTCTTTGGGTTGAGCATTTTTTGACATATTAAAAAATAATAGAAATACAAATATTATTAAAAATATAATACATATGATTTCTATATAATAGATTTCGTTATCTTTCATATTACTATATTAAAATAATATTTTAATCGTCATCCTCTATAAACTTAACCTTTCCTTTTGTTTCTTCTTCAACATAATTATGAAATTGTATTAATTCGTTATCTTGGTAATAAGAAATATTATACTTATTAGTATTGTAAAATTTAGTACGAGCATAACCTTTGCGTTTAAATACAGAGAATTCGTCTAAAATATCTATACACAATGGAATATATTTTCTTTCTTCTGGGCGTTCTCTGAGAATACGACCGATAGATTGTTGTATATCAGATATAGGAGAAGCAAATATTACTGTATTTAATGTCGGGACATTGAATCCCTCAGACGCCAATTGATATGTCGCTAAAATAATTTGTTTTTCAGCAGATATATTTAGATCAGCTTGTTTCATACCACCAACATAATATCCGTAATCCTTATTAAGAATATTTTTATCAACAATATATGTTTCAATATCATTTAATAAATTTCTACGTTCGCTTAAAATTAATATTCTTCTATTAGGGTCTTTTTTAATTAGACTTTCTAAAACATTGATAATATATTCCGTCCTAGGTTTGAATTTGCAAATGTTATTAATCATAGCAGCAGTATTTTCCCTTCCATTCCACATTTGTTTTACAGTAGAATATTCAACATTTGGTTCATAATACTTATGTATTTGCACTTCTACTTCCGTAAACTCTTTTTTCTTCATTGTGTAAACAGAATTACCAATATAATATTCAAAAACCTTTCGCATACCATCTTTGCGATTTAGAGTAGCAGATAGACCCAAAATAATTGGCATATTTAGTTTTTTTAAAGCGCGACAAAATACTTGTGCACCCATATGGTGTACTTCATCAATAATTATAAAACCTATATCTTTAAAAATATTAATATCATAATCTCTCATTGATAATGATTGTAAAGATGCAATAATAAAATCCTTATTTTCAACATCTACCTTATTCTGTTTTATAATACCAATGCTGGAATTCGGAGAGAATGTTTTAACAGTATCAATAAATTGCTGATTAAGGAAGTTTTTATGACTAATAAACATAGTTCTTTTTTTCAATTGACAAGCGATATATAGACTCATGATAGTTTTACCGAAACCACATGGAACTGAAATAATACCACCCATTTTAAGAGGATTTCTTGCTGCTTCAAGAAAATTATTTACAGGTTCATGTTGAAAATCTCTCAATTTACCATTAAAATCAACATTTATATCAGCACCACATTGTAATTTAGTAGTTTTCGGAAGACCATAATTACAAAGACCATAGTATCTAGGAATATAAATTCTTTTTTCCGTTTCCTTATACAATAAAAACGTATTATCTGGTTTATCATTATTAATGCCCATATCAAAATTAATTCTAGGTTTCATAGTAAGATTTTCTTTAATTTTAACTAATTCTTCTTTTTGAAAAGAAGATTTAAGAATACTATATCCGTTTATAGTTAACATTATATATAAGCTATTACATAAATATAATCGTATCATTTTTTTATATGAATTATAATAGAATACATTTAGAAATACAAATGATAATCAACTCATTTAGAATATTAGCTGTTGTATTATTATTTGCAGTTATGCTGATACACGAAATACCATTCAAGAAAATGTATAAAGATTCTATTATGCAATTTTATTTAGCAGTATTATGTGTATCTATATTGATGATATTTGATAATATTACTGGTTTTGTAGTAACATTTGCATTATTAATTGTATATTTCAGAATATATAATGCAGAAATAAGAGAACGAAATATAATTAAAATACAAGAAATTAAAGAAAAAGAAGAAAAAGAAAAAGAAGAAGAAAAGACTAAAAAATGCAATGAAGGCGATAAATGTAAATTAGAAAACCCCCATAAAAAAAGTATTATTGTTAGAGAAATCAATAATGTAGAAGAAGCCGACGGATTAAATCCATATATTACCGAAGAACATTTAATATCTGCACAAAATAATGTTATAAATGATGAAATATATAATAATGAAATTGGTGAACTATCGTCTGAATATAAAAACGCAAGACCGTTATATAAATCACAGGGGTTAAATGATAATAAACATCATTTAGAAGGTTATGATTATTATAATAGTTATTATGGAAAATTACAATTCGAATCAATAAATAATTAAAATAATCTCTTGAATTATTAGATAATTACAATGGTAAATGAAAGATTTGTATCGGCGAATGAAAATGATGAAGTCGTAAAAGAAACATTTACTATATTTGGATATTCTATTGTAAGTGTCATAGTAGTCGTCGCTTTATTATGGAGTTATAATATTGGTGATAATTTGTATTTATTCCTAACAGTATATTCCTTAATAATAATACTTTATACTGTAATCATAATATCATTAGTTGTTATGAATAAAAAAAATTATGATATAACATCATATACGATATTGTTCGGAACAACAATATTTACTATATTTTTAGCATTTTTCATTGGTATATTTTTTGTATATAAATATTTTAGCTTTTCCTCTTTGAAAAGAAATAACGACCAAATAATAAATTATTCTTATAAATATTAAATATAATTAAAAAACGATAATACATATAATATTATAAATAAAGAGAATGATTTTATTAGAATATCATAAGAGTTGAGATTTTCATGTAAATATTCTGGCATTTTTTCATAAATTGCTGAAACCATACTAGTATTATGTATTAATAATACAATTATAACAATAGTTAAATTCTTTTTAACCAATTCCATATCTATGTTTACTATATTTGAATTGTTATAATTTTGCGAGGGTGGATATTTTTCAGATACGTTATATTCAGGTTTTCTATGTTGAGAAGGTGGATGATAATTATCATCTGGGGGGAATTCAACAATCTCGTCTTCGTAATCAGGTATCATACTACTACTTGTATTTTTATTTTTAGAGGTATATTCGTCGCGGAACTCATTTAATACATCTTTAACCAAAGGGTCATTAATATCATTATTATCTGTCGTATTTGTATTTCCATTTAACGTAGATGTAGGCGTAGACATATTTATACTTAATTGTAAACTCTAATGATATACTATATTTAGATAATTAACTTTATAACGCAATTTATAACTAGGTATTTATTACTTCTCCTTTACATTTTACCTTATATTTATCAAGTTTATAGCATTTATTATTATATTTAAAATTGGTATCTATCAATTCAATTGGCATATAAAATAATAATGCTATGGATAATCCAAATATAGCGCTAATTATTAATTGTCCCGCTTTATCATAGAACATTCTATCAATTATATAATTTAATTTAGATGTTCTCATTGATTATCCTAATGTATGTCTTTATTTTTATATTAATGGCATAGGGTAGTTATTATCATCTAAACATTTTATATTTATAACATCATATTTGTAACATTCATTATTTTCACCAAAATATATATTATTATTTATATTTTCAAACATTATATATTTATCATTTTGTGTAATAAAATATACATATATAATCCCAAATATAAATGCAATAAAAAAACTATACCAATTAATATAGAAAATATTTTTCATATCTATTTATATTCTTATATTATTTCTTAATACATCTACCAGATTCAGGATTACATTTTTTTCCTTTTATTTCACATTCTTTCTTTTTATCTTCCGAACATTTATCTGGTTTAACCACAGGCGCTACTGATGTGGTTACTACTGGTGCTACTACAGGGGTTACTACTGGTGCTACTACAGGGGTTACTACAGGGGTTACTACTGGTGCTACTACTGGTTTAACAACTGGTTTAACAACTGGTTCTTTAATACATCTACCAGTTACAGGATTGCATATCTTGCCTTTATCCTTACATTCTTTTTTCTTTAATTCCGTACATTTATCTTCCGCTTTATCATCTTCCGGTTTGTCATCCACCGCTTTATCATCCACAGGTTTGTCATCCACTGGTTTGTCATCTTCCGGTTTGTCATCCACCTGTTTGTCATCTTTAAAACATCTACCGGAATCAGGATTACATTTTTTGCCTTTTTCTTTACATTCCTTTTTCTTAGATTCAGGGCATTTATCTGCTTTACTTGGAAGTACTTTTGGTTTTATAGACTGTATATTTTGTTGTTTTGGTATATTAATAACATTATCATCATCTATTATTATATCTAAATATGAATATAAATTCAAATTATTATTGTATTTAGGTGGTTTTAATTTTAAATAGTTGTGTAAAGCTGTTTTTGTTTTGTCTAATTTAAAAGTTTCCATTAAGTCGGTTTTTTCACGCAACCAATTATCATAATTAATATTTTGCTCAACTCTTTTGTTTTCATAGTTTTCATAATATTTTTCTCTTTTTTTATTGCTAATATTCTCCTTATCAGAAATATTATCAAAATATAATTTAATATTTTTTTTTAATAATTCAGTATCTATATTGTTATTTGCATTAGTTATATCAATTATATTTTTGTTAATATTTCTTAATATTTCCATTTAATAATATTAGGGATAAAAATAAATATTTTATGGTGGCAATATAATATCATCAAACATCCCTTTATAAAATGTTTGTAAACTTTCAGCAGGTTTCATTTGTTCTTCGTAAACACTTCTCGGAACATATTTAATAATAACTTTATCTTTTTTACATATTTTTTTATTACTGTAATATCCTTGTATTATTAATAAGCAACCTATAAATAAAATAAATATAGCAATTGCCTTCATATTTCAACGATAACTCTAAATAAGTTAATTATTTATTTTTCCTCTTCTTTGCGTTGACTCCACACATCTACATTTTCAATACTTTCTTTGATACTAGATAATTCAACATTTGTATCATCAGTTATATCATCATTTAATGCATCAGTTGGAGATTGCTTATTATCAATAGATGAAGAAGCAACAATATTATTTTTACGAGCTTCAAAAACAGTATCCTTGTCGTCCATATTTTGTTTATATTCTTTCATTAAAGTATTAAGTTGGGAATTGGAATATTCTACATCTTTGATTAACTCGGGATCAGGAGCCCATGCACACCAACAACCAACTTCACCAACATAAATATGAAATTTATCACCTAATTTCTTTAAAAACTCGCTTCGTGTTTTTGCCTCATCAATAGTATCAAAGCAACCGCGAACTTTTACACCACGGATAGATGTAATACCTTTATTATCTGCATGATATTTAGATTCAAGTTCGGGACCATGTACGGATTTAAAGAACTTATATTGCTCATCCATTTCTTTCGCATCAAAGATATATTTATGATTATCGCTAATAGTATCAATAACATCTTTTGAATCGGGGTATTTTTCTTTAATAGAATCAAAAATTTCCTTAACATTATTAGAAAAACTTTCCATGAATTTACTAAAAAATAAAGCCTCTTTGTTAATAATAACATCTTCAGGGCTTACAAATGAAAGTAATACATATTTTTGCCCTCTGATAGGTTTGTCTTCATCCAAATGATCTTCTACTCTTGGGTCTACAAGAGCAATATTTTTGTCATTTACTGTTGCCATATTCTTATGATATTTTATATAATTATAATCTTATATATTTTTTTTAAAAATATAAAATAATATTAAGAATAATAAGTAGAAAAATGGAATATAAATTTGATTATTCGGAAGCAGGTTCGCGATTGATGAAATATTTATTTGAAGGCTTGGTTGTAGCATTTATAGCACTAATATTACCTAAAAATAAACTTGAATTGAGCGAAATATGGCTTTTGGCATTAACTGCAGCATGTACTTTTTCAATATTAGATTTATTATCCCCGATTATATCAAATAGTGCTAGACAGGGTGTTGGATTAGGAGCAGGTTTTAGTTTGATTGGTTTTCCTGTTGGATTTTAGAGTGATGGTATAATTTCATAATTTAAATCAATACAAATCTTCTTCCATATTTGGTCTTGAACATACAATTTTTCTCTGCTTTTTAAAAGAGGGAAATATTTTAGATATTCATCTAGACCTAATATTTGAAAAAACTTATAAAGAACATAGCTGTAAGATAAGAAATTCTTTCTATCCTTTGGACAATGTTTCAAAAAAGGAGCTTGAATATTTCTAAACATATTACATAATTTTTCTTCTAATTCCGGGCTAAATTGCGGAGTAGGAATACCATTGATTCTATTTATAATATAATTAATATGTTCATAATACTTATTGATACGTAATCTTTTAAGAATATCTCGCATTTTAGAATATGTAATTGTTTTAAGGTCGAGTATTTTTTCTTTTTTAATTTCCGCTAAAATCTTTTCGAATATTTCGTCTGGAATATCAGTGCTCTCTTTCCCTTGAACTTGATTACACCATTCCCTAAAATGATTTATCCGCTTATAGCAAAAATGCGAAGTATCCTTGGTATTTTGTTTAAGTATAGGTCTATTTTGCTCAACTAACAATAATTCTTGATATCCACACGTATTACATATCATTATCGCGTCTTGTTGCAAACAAATCATTTTACTTTTACAATCCTTACATATTTCTATATTTTCGTCTTCAACATTTCTAACATATTTTTTATTTATTATAGACATATATTTATCAACCAAAGTACTTTTACCGTCAACTAAATCTTCAATATCATTATTATCTTTAATATTATTACTTTGTTCTTGATTTGATATATTATTTAAAGCGTCTAATACATTTATAGAGTTCTGTGTAGAATTTGACTTTTTCTTTTTAGCTTCGTTTTTATATATTTTTCTTCCTTGTTTGTTTGGCATATCTATCGAAGACTTAATTATATTAGATGTAGCAACAAGATTATTATTAATATGAGATTGGTTATCAATAGTATCATAATATTGGAATAAAATATAACTAGTATTTTTATAATATTCTATTTCATCATAATTATTATTAAGCTCTTTAATTTTATGTTTTGTTTCTATGATTTTTTCGCGTAAATCAACGTTACTTGTCCATAATAAATTTATATTATCTTTATCATTATTATCGTTATTTAATTGGTTAAATATTATATTTGAACTTTGCTCATATTTGTTTAACATTGTATTATGATATTGTAAATCCTTATCCGTTTTTTCAAATTTTTTAATCATATTATTATGCATTGCATCAAGTGTATATGTTTCATTTGTATCAACATTTATCTTTTTTTTTGATGATTTTTCTTTGAACATCATATATAATAAAATTATCACATTTAGTTTTATATGTATTATTATAGAAATATTCGCGTAGTTAATTATATTTTTTTCTCCACTAATAGTATAAAGAATATAGCGTAAATGGGTGGTGGTCTTCTTCAACTAGTAGCTTATGGTGCTCAGGATGTTTATTTAACCGGTAATCCTCAAATTACCTTTTTCAAAGTTGTATATCGTCGTCATACTAACTTCGCTATTGAAGCTATCCAACAAACCTTTAATGGAAACCCAGGATACGGAAACACTGTTAATTGTCAAATATCCCGCAATGGTGATTTAATCAACCGCATGTATCTCCAAGTAGACGTACCAGCAATAGCTAACAGTGGTACTGATAAATATGTTAACTATTTAGGTCTTCGCTTATTAAAATCTGTTGTTATTGAAATTGGCGGACAACAAATAGATAAACACTATTCGGACTGGATGTATATTTGGAATGAATTATCTTTACCTGTTGGAAAACGCCACGCTTATGATAAAATGGTTGGAGCGGACGCTGCCGAAACATCTATTACTCCCACTACATTATATGTTCCCTTAGAATTCTGGTTCTGTCGCAACGTAGGTTTAGCACTTCCATTAATTGCCCTTCAATATCACGAAGTTAAAATAAAGATTGAATTTGATTCAAAATCTAATTGTACTATTGCCAGTACTGGCGCACAAACAGCAGCAACTATGGCAAATGTTCCCGATCTTAAAGATATATCATTATGGGTTGATTACATCTTCCTCGATACTGATGAACGTAGACGTTTTGCTCAATTATCTCACGAATATTTAATTGAACAATTACAATTCACTGGCACTGAAACTCTCGGAACTGGGAGCACCCGTGTCAAACTCAACTTTAATCACCCATGTAAAGAATTAATATGGGTTGCCAAATTAAGAACACCTACTTATCGTAATGTAAGATGGTATGATTATTCTGACATGGACCCCGATGATGAATTAGCTAATGTTGGAACACCCCCTCTTGCTAGAAATCCATTCGAAGATGCAATTTTACAATTAAATGGCAATGACCGTTTCGCGGTGCGCAAAGGTTCTTATTTCAATTTAGTACAACCTTATCAACATCATACCAATGTATCTGCCAATCCAGGTATCAATGTTTATTCCTTTGCTCTTAAACCCGAAGATCATCAACCAAGTGGTACTCTCAATATGTCTCGTATTGATACCGCAACCCTTATGGTTAATACTGTGGATAAAATACAAGTGAAAGAAGGCAGAACCGGTACAGCTGCTTCTGCCGATTACAGTGGTATCAATATCTATGCTGTCAATTACAACGTACTACGTATATTATCTGGTATGGGTGGTCTTGCTTATTCCAACTAAATTATTACAATATGTGTATTATTTTTCAATATATTATAACAATAATAATGTATGTCGTTTGTGTAATATTACACTTTTTTTTTTCTCCTCTAATAGTATAAAGAATATAGCGTAAATGGGTGGTGGTCTTCTTCAACTAGTAGCTTATGGTGCTCAGGATGTTTATTTAACTGGTAATCCTCAAATTACCTTTTTTAAAGTTGTATATCGTCGTCATACTAACTTCGCTATTGAAGCTATCCAACAAACCTTCAATGGAAATCCAGGATATGGAAATCGCGTTACATGCCAAATATCCCGTAATGGTGATTTAATACATCGCATGTATTTAACTGTTGATATGTCGGATGAAAGTGCATCCGTATGTCCTTATTTTGGCTTACGTCTCATTGATTATGTAGAACTCGAGATCGGTGGTCAAAAGATTGATAAACAATACTCTCACTGGATGTACATATGGAATGAATTATCTTTACCTTATTCGAAGCGCGAAGGTTACAAAAAAATGGTTGCTGGTGATGGTGGTATATTAAGTAATTCTTCCAATGACCAATTATATATACCTCTTGAATTTTGGTTCTGCCGCAATGTAGGTTTAGCGCTTCCATTAATTGCTCTACAATATCACGAAGTTAAAGTAAACATCTTATTCCAAACCGCTGAAAAATGCCAAGGTTCTGCCACTTCTCTCACCGCATTAGGTGCGTCATCCTTATGGGTAGATTATATTTTCCTTGACACTGATGAACGTAGACGTTTTGCTCAATTATC